AAATATTTGTTCAACCAACAAGAACTGCTGAATTTATAGTATTAGACTTTACAGTACAACCTACTGGAGCTACATTCCCTTCTTTTTAAAATAGTTAAGTATTTTTCTGTTACTTAATATATTTATATAAGAGAATGTATCTCACAGTAATTTAACTTAAATGGGAGAAATTTAATGGCTGAATTAATTAGCGCAAATGATGTAATGTTTACACCGTTTGAACCTAAAACGAAAAATAGATATTTGATGACTATTGATGGAGTTCCTGCTTATTTGATAAAAACTGCTAATAGACCTCAAATAACTTTTGAGGAAGTCCAACTAGATCATATGAATATTAGACGTTGGGTTAAGGGAAAAGGTGTATGGCAAACGTTACAGGTAACGTTGTATGACCCAGTTGTTCCTTCAGCAGCACAAGCTTGTATGGAATGGATTAGATTATCTCATGAATCAGTTACAGGTAGAGATGGATATTCAGATTTTTATAAGAAAGATGTAACATTTCAAGTTTTAGGTCCAGTTGGTGATATTGTTGAGGAATGGACTTTAAAAGGAACTTGGATTCAAGATGGACAGTTTGGTGATATGGATTTCGCATCAAGTGACCCAGTTGAAATAACACTTACACTTAGATATGATTACGCTATATTACAATTCTAAATTTTAAAATAAGGTTATGAAATGATAAGTTTCGATGAAATTATAGAACATGTTCTTGAAAAAGAAGGTGGTTATGTGAACGACCCGACTGATTTAGGCGGGGAAACCAATTATGGAATCACAAAAAGATTCTATCCTGATATTGATATCAAAAATCTAACCAAAGAACAAGCAAAAGAAATTTACAAACGTGATTATTGGGATAAAAATCGCGTTGATGAAATACCTGTACAATTACGACATATCTTTTTTGATATGTGTGTGAATCAAGGTAGAGGAACTGCGGTTAAAGTATTACAGAGAGCAGCAAATGCAAGAGGTGCAAAATTAAAGGTTGATGGGGGATTAGGTCCATCAACATTAAAAGCAATACAGAATGTAGAACACGATAGAGTTAAATCATATAGAGTTTTACATTATGCAAATTTAGTTATAAAAAAACCAGAACAAGAGAAATTTTGGTATGGTTGGTTTAAAAGAGCATTGGAGGTATAAAATGGCTGATAAACCCAAATTTCCAAGTGAAGTTATAGATTTACCTAGTAAAGGTAAAGTATATCCAAAAGATAGTCCACTTAGTAGTGGTAAATTAGAGATTAAGTATATGACTGCAAAAGAAGAAGATATACTTACATCACAAAATCTTATTAAGAAAGGTGTAGTAATTGAAAGATTATTAGATTCTTTAATTGTTACTCCAAATGTTTCACAGAATGATTTAATACTTGGTGATAAAAATGCAGTTATGGTTGCTGCTCGTATACTTGCATATGGTCCTGAATATGATGCAGAAATTGTTGACCCTGACACTGGTGAAAAGATAGAACATACATTTAATCTTGCTGATTGTCCATTCAAACATCTTCCAGATGGTGTAGAAAGTAATGAATTTGAAATTGACTTACCTATATCAAAACATACAGTTAAGTTTAGGTTATTAACTGGCAAAGAAGAAAAACAGATAGATCAAGAAGTAAAATCAAAACAGAAATTAGGTTCTCAAGTATCTCCTGAATTAACTACAAGATTAAAATATTCAATTATTTCTGCTGATGGTGAAACTGATAGAAATAAGATAGGTAATTTTGTTCAAAATATGCTTTCAAGAGATTCGTTAGTATTTAGAAATAGAATTGCTGAAGTGTCACCCGACATTGAATTAAAACAAGAAATTGATGTAGGGGGTGAGATGGTGGAGGTGGATATACCTTTAACCATCAACTTTTTTTGGCCTTCAACCACAACATAAACCACAAATACACGAAGAAATATTCCAATTAATTTATTATGGGAAAGGATTTACCCATGATGATGTTTACAATATGCCTACTTATTTACGCCGTTTTTACTTGGGTGAGTTAATCAAAGTTAAAAAAGAAGAAAATAAACAAGTAGAAAAGGCAAATAAGAAAATTCCAAATCCTCAAAGATCTAATATTCAATCTAAATTCCGAAGGTAATTTTTTACATCTTTGATATTTATATATGAATAAGTGGAGATAATTTATGTCACAAAAGAAATCATATATGAAATCAAATAATATAATGACTGAGGGGTTATTGGATTCTATATTAAAATCAATTATACCCAAATCAATTCAAGATAAAGCTACAAAATCATATCTTCAAAAACAAGAAAAGAAAATTAAAGATTTGAAAAATAAGAGAAATAAGATTACTAGTGACTTGGAAGATGTAGTTAATGATTTAAGTAAAGAATTACATAAAAGATTTCCAGATAAGTTTGACAAAAAAGGCAAATTAATAAAAAGTAAAATAAAATAAATGGCTATAGATGATATAAGAAGAGAAGCGGAAGCTGCAAACAAACTTAGAGATATTGCTAAAGATACTTTATCTGTACTTAAAGAAGAAGGAGAACAGTGGTCTAAATTAGGTCGTGTATCTAAACTTGTCACAAATCAAGTAGAAAGTCAATCAAAGTTAGGACAAGATGCAATAAAGTTAGAAGAAATTTTATATAAAATTAAATTAAAACTTGGTGGAACACAAGATAAAATTTTAGAAAGTTTGTTTGAAGGTGCTAAAAAATTAAAAGAACAGGGAAAAATTTCTTCAAAACTTGCTGAAATTCAAAAAAAAGCAAAAAATGCATTTAAAAGCCAAGTGTTACAAGGCGGATTACTTATTGGAGTCTTTATGGCACTTAAAAAACTTGCATTTGGTTTTGCAGGAAAGATTGATGAAGTTGGAAAAACATTTGGTGTTATGGCTGCTGATGACAGTTTTGTAAAAGGACTTACTACCGCAGAAGAATCTGCTATAGAACTTGGATTGGGTCTTACAGATGTAATTTCAACTATAAGTACATTATCATCCGAATTTGGTGTTTCATTAGGCGAAGCAACTAAATTATCGGCTACTATATTTGATACAGCATTAGCAACTGGATTATCTGTTGATGAATCTACAAAATTATTTGGTTCATTAAAATCAATAGTAGGATTGTCAAATGAAGAAGCTGAATATTTAACAGAATCAACCCATCAATTAGCTAAACAAAAAGGAGTTGCACCAGCAGCAGTTCTTAAAGATATGGCTGGCAGTGCTGAAGCAATTGCAAAATATACAGATGAAACAGGACAGAATATAGCTGAAGCTGCAGTTCAAGCAAGACAATTGGGTGTTAGTTTTGACACAACAACTAAGATAGCAGATAATTTAACCGAGTTTCAAAGTTCAATTCAAGCAGAACTTGAAGCATCGGTTATGACTGGAAAACAACTTAATTTACAAAAAGCAAGAGAACTTGCATTAACTGGTGATTTATCAAGTATGATGGAAGAAGTTGTTTCACAACTTGGTAGTGCTGAAGAAATTGAAAGAATGCTTCCAATACAAAGACAATCTCTTGCTAAAGCAATTGGTGTTTCTACAGCAGAGTTAATGAAATTTACTAGAGGAACAAAAGATTTATCTGTGTCAGGAGCTCTTGCTGCTGGTGAATTTAATAATTTGGTTGGAGCAGATGCTATATCTGGGATATCTAATTTAACAAATAAATTTAAAGCGTTTATGGCTCAAGTGGTTAATGTGTTAGGACCTACTTTTGATAATGTGGCTACAATTATGAGTAATTGGTTAGGTCCGGGTGGTAAGATGACTGATGAATTAACAACTAAATTTGAATCATTTGGTAAAAAAGTAGAGGAATTTTTTAAAGGAATTTTTAAACCTGTTGGTGAAAATTCACTTTCATTATGGGATGGAATTGGACAAATTATAAAGTCATTACCAGAAACATTTGGAGTTGTCGGGTCGGCTATAAGAGCTATTATACCAGCGATGATTTCACTTAAGATAGCGACTGTATCTTATGCATTGGCAAGTCTTGCAGCTACAGCATTTAAAGCTGGTGGGTTTGCAGGTCCCTTTGCACCTTTAGCTATAGGGGCTGTGATAACTGCTGGTGTGGCGGCGTGGGGTGGTATTAAAGCGTTATCATCATTTCAAGAT